CTGCTCAAGCAAGCGCTAAAAGAACCAATACATATAACACAGATTTAAACAAAATAAATCTCAAAACAAATACAGAAAACCAAACAAAGAATGCAGCGTATGATAAAACTTACCAAGTAGCAACTACTGCTAAAGGAGGAGATTATGTTACACAACGGGAAATAATTCGTTCCCTTGAAGGAATTGATGACAGACTAAAAAAAACACTGGAAGATAATTTTAAGGCTTCTTACCTAACGGAAAAACTTCAAGCCTGGGACGGGGAAAAGCTGGGAGCTAAGCCAGCGTATGGAGACTTTGACCCTTCTTATTACGTCAAACAAAACCCAACCGTCAAGGCGCAATGGGAAGCATATAAAGCAAATGATGACGTAGATGTTACCAGTCGTTATGGAGAAAATGGCTACTACTTGCAGCACTACACACAACAAGGTAAACCCGCTGGCCTTCGTGGTAACAAAGCAGAAGATACCGCAGTAGCAAACCAATACTTAGAGAAAAAACCAACAGATAAAGATTTGCAAACAGTAAGAGACTTGCAACTTGGTGCAGAGACTGAAACACAATCTGCCAGGCTTTTGGCAATTCCAGAAATTAAAACTCAATATGAAAATGCTCTTGCAGGGGATACGTATTGGACCAGCCTAGGTAAAAAAAGTCTTTTAGATCCCAAGAAGCCAGATGAATTTGCTGCGTTATTTAGATTATCTCAACGACCAGAAGATAAAGCCATTGCTTTTAATCGCAACATCAACGCAGGGTATGGTGTAACACAATTAGAAGATGCTATTAATGTTGCGGTAGGTGAAAAAGCAATTGTAGATGTAAAAAAATTCGGAGCATTAGCGCAGAATGTATTAAAAGACACTATAAGTGAAATGAAAAAAGCCCGTTCTAATGAGGCAATGATGTCTTACTTAGGACAAATGGATGATGCACAAGAAATTTTAAATCTTGGTAAAACATTAAGCACTGAAATCATGGGGGATAGTGGCATTGGTGGCGTACTTGCATTTAATGACCAATCAGGCATTAAGCAAGAGTCCTTGGAAAAAAGCTTGCAAAACTTATCTGGAGTAAACAACCTAACAACTTACAACTGGCAACAATGGTTTGATACATCTTTAAAAGAAAAGTACAGCAAAGATATAGAACTTGGTTACACAACAGAACAAGCATCTGAGAACGTAAACATTGATGGAAAATTTGCCAAAGATTTTATTGAAAAATATCTAAACCCTCGTTTTAATCAATCCAAATCAATGGAAGAATTTGTTGATTACCTAGATGTGCAATCCAAAGAACAAAACCCTTTCCAAACGCAAGACTTGCTAAACGCTACCAAGTTAGTGGCTGACCTCAAAGCAAAAACATACTTGGATGCAATCCAAAAAGAAAATGATCGTGGTTTTAACTCTACATTTTATTTTAATCCTTCAGGAGACAAAAGTCGTGAGCAAGCATATACAGATCAAGCTAAAAATGTTCAAGCTGATTGGGAAGCAGCACAGAAAGGAGATGCATATTGGGCATCACAAGCCTACCGTTTTGGTGTAGATGTAACTGATAAAGATGCATTTGCTCGCATGCATTTTCAGGTTAAAGGTCAAGGACAGGGTTACGATGCGGCAGACGATATTCTTAATGCTGGAAAAGTAACAGATGAGATCTACAAAAATATTCTTCCAGCACTTAACAAAGAAGTAATTAGTCAAGGTTCTGTGTTCGGTCAATTTACTACACCGGAATCTTTTGCAAATCAAATGACAAAAGGACTGAACCCAGGAGATAGTGCCAAGTGGGATCAGGTGTTAAAAATTAATGGTCTAACAGGCTTCAAGGGAACTTTAGATGAGTTAAAAGCCGAAATTGCCAACTCAATTCAAGGCTCTTCTGCGGAAGATATTCGCACACGCATTACTGAACTCAATAAAGAAGGAGAAAGACCTACGCAAGAAAAGCTTGGTATTACATATATTCAAAGAGATTCTGATTACACAAATACATCTAAACCTGCAGACACGCAATTGTACCAAACGTTTAAAAAAGCAGGTTACAAGGGAACTGAAGATGAATTTTATACCGATGTTTTCCCTGACACAGACAGAGAAGAGCAAGGTTTTCTTACTAAAGCAGGTACTTCATCTGGCTTGCAGCTCACTGATAGCCTTAAGTCAAAAGATCCTTTTGAAAGCCTTAGTACATTTAGTAATTTTCTTGGTGAAGACGATGAAAGTACACCATTTACAACGTCTTTTGGTACAACAAAGAAAACTACTGGCTCAAGTTACTTTGGTTTAGACTTGGATTTGGACAAACCTAGTGCTGACAAGACAACCAAGTCTAAGTCTGGCCAAGAATTCCTAAGTGGGTTCACCTCTCTCTTTAAGTAAGATGTCGGAAAAGCACAGGAAAGCTGCTGGTGCTGCTAAGTTGGCAAAAGATAAGATGGCCTGTAACAAACCGCAGCGTACTCCAGGTCATGCCACAAAGTCTCATGTTGTAAAAGCATGCAAAGATGGTGAAGAAAAAATCATTAGGTTTGGGCAGCAAGGAGTTGAAGGCGCAGGTAAAAACCCAACTTCAGAAAAAGACAAGGCACGTCGCAAATCTTATTACGCACGTCACAACGCGCAAGATTCAAGCCCTGACAAAATGTCCGCACGCTATTGGAGTCACAAAACAAAATGGTAAATAGCGTTAAGTGGGTCGGTTTTTTGGTAAAATGGTAAGCACCCTACAGGTTCCCAATGGCCAAACCCAAGTCAACCGTTACAAACAAAATTGAATCTAAGCCGAAAACCACTAAGCAAGGCGATGGCAAAAACTCCAAACCAAGCCACGGTCGTAAGCTAAGTCGCGGACAAGGAAGCTAAAGTGTGTATGATTGGAGATAACAGTAGTTGTCTCCAATGTCTGACTTTTCAAATGCTGTGAATTTGATTTGCAAGCATGCAGGATACAACGAGAAGGCATATGCAGATCCTATTACTGGAGCAGAGCCTTACACCTTTGGTTACGGTACACAATTTTATCCTGATGGTTCTTCAGTTAAGGGTGAGCAGTGTTGCTCCAAGGAGAAAGCAATTGAATATTTGTTTCATGAGTTAAATATTATTGATGATCTTCTTGATAAGTTGAATTTGGGACTGCCAAAGTCAATGCAAGAAGCATTGCTTTCTTTTATTCATTCCATTGGATGGGAATCTTTTCTTTACAGCAACTTAATTGATTCCCTGGAGGAAGATAATTTTTACGCTGCTGCTGAAGAGCTTGGACGCTGGGTGTTTGATGAAGAACATAACGTCATTGGTGGCCTTATTGAACGACGTAACGATGAAATTCAACTTTTCCTAAAGGAGGTTGAAGCAATTCTTCCGCCTTCAACGGAAATTCTTTTGGCTGCCTTTCGAGAATACAGTGCTGCAGAGAATGAGGTAATAGCAATTCGACAGCTAGAGCGCAAAATTAGCCCACACATCCTTTCGGTTTTTGCAAATGAGTTTAAGGTGGGCTCAACCCAATGGCTGCGTTATCCCCTGGAGGACTTTGACGACATCTTCAACAGCTAGGATTAGAATGAATTAACCAAGCCAATCCGTTCACATGGAGAACTCTTCTGAGCACAGGGAATTTGAGCTTCCGTTGGAGTTTCAATTTGCCATGCGAAAGGCAGAGCTTCAGGCTGATGAGATGTGTTGGGAGCAACTCCACTCCGCACTCCTTAACCTGTACTACCAACGTTTGATGGAATGGCAAGCAGTGCGCGAAATCTTGGCTGGTGAAAATATTGATCTGACCTTTGAGATTCCGACAAACTTAGAATTAGAAGAACTTGCCGCCGCCTGCATGTACGCAAGCGACGACGAAGATGAGGACGACGAAGAAAACTGCGTTCCGTTTTAAACGTAATCCCGTTCTAGACGTTCGATCAAACGGTTTAAATACCAACGGGCTTTCTTGGCATCCTGGAGCTTATTGCCTTTATACCAAAGACGTAACAAATATTTAAGTGTCTGCCACAACAGACCGCCGGAAATAGGGTCAGGGGCGTCCTGTACGGCTTGCTCTAGTATGTCAATGACTTCTACCTTGCCCGCTGTATAGTGCTCTGGGTGATCTACTGGATCCCCCTTGGGAGCAATAGGAGTTTTAGTTACTGACTTGGCGGCAAGGCAGAGCCCATCAACGGAATTAGAAAATCCTACCGACTTGAGCCACGTTTCATTGACGGAGAGCCCAGAGCCAGGACAAGTTTCTGTGGGCGAGGAGACGACGCTGGATACTGCTCCAGGGCTTCCTCCATCGAAGGAATATACCCGGTCATCCCCGGACGCGATTGTGAAATCTCCTTCCATTCGTGGTTGTCCTCACCAAGGTTTAAGCGTTCCCGACCCTGTTGAGGAAGGACCAGACCCCTATTATACATATCTTGGAGGGGCACGTCAGCCTTTTCGTTGCTCAAAGGTGCACCAAAGTCTTCTTCGGTCAGGCAGCGACAATCAATCTCATCTTGGATGAAACTATCCAGGAAACCAGCGGCTCCGTGCATGGTAATATAAGGCCTAAATTATGTCTCTTACAATATTATCACGACAAGATTTGTTGCTTGAGTAGGTAGTTAAAATGGGTTTAGGTACATCTGGAGCGGAGAGTTCGGATCTACGGCCAGAACAGGCGTATGACACAGACTTACGGCGAGTAGAACCAAGGGAGCGAAACTCTGTATCTGTATTAAATGATAAACAAGATAAAGTAGCTAAGTACATGGCAGCCGCACGTAGCGCTGGGAAATTCAGGCAAAAAGCTGGTATTGATGAGCCATCTATTCGAGGTAAAACACCTAGGGCGGAAGCAAGTATCGCTGGAACAGCATTGCCCAGCATGGGTGACACAATAGGTAGAGCAGGTAGTACCAACTACGCCAATAAACCAGGTGCTAGCTTTGGTCGCAGCTACGGTTAGTACGTAGTATTTCCATAGGCTTCAAGTTCTAAAGACTCTTGCAGCATTTCAAACATAGGGTGAAGCGTATTTAATACCCATTGCACGTCATCACCACGAAAACGAGAAAACTTTTTGCAAAGTTCCTCGTTCTCTTGGTAAATTATGGATCTCATTAAGATCTCTACAACTTCAAGTCTTTGTGCAGCAGCCATTACACCTGGGAGAAAACTACTTCTTTCTTTTGATCTTGATATTTACCTTTCCTATCCTGGTAGGATACTTCGCAGGGATAACCTCGGTAAAACAAAAGTTGTGTAATGCCTTCGTCAGCGTAAATACGATTGAACAAGCCAGTGCAATTACTGATTTCTAACGTAAGGTAGCCTTCCCACTCAGCTTCGGCTGGTGTAATATTTACCAAGATTCCTGATCGTGCATATGTTGATTTACCTACGGCAACAACAGTAACATCCCTTGGAAGTTTAATGCGTTCTTGAGCGACACCAAGGCAGTATCCGTATGGCGGCAAAATAAAATATTGGCCTTTCTCGTCTTCCAATAACTCTGCATT